AAAACATAGTGCAACAAATAAGCAATGATAGTGGTAGATTTACCAGACTGGCGAGGAAGTTTACAGATAGTAAACCGATTATTATGAAATGTCCCTATCATTTCCTTCTGGAAATCATAGAGTTTAAATGGAACCAAACCTTCATCTAAAGAAATAATTCTAATATATGTCTGTATAAAATACAAAGGGTCTTTCATACACTTAGCATACTCAGCAACTTCTTCTTTAGTCCACTCTTGAGTTACATTGGCTTTCTTTAAATTAGGATTTCCTAGATATGTTTCCATTTTATCCCCCTATTAAAAAATTACATGCAATACTTATTCTTATCGCATCTTTAATTCCAGCACCAACGCCGTGTTCTAACCAACTTGGAAAGAGTATTGCCTCTCCCTCATTAAAAGGTCTTTTTCTAATCGTATTAGCATATGGTTGTTTTAAAAAATGATGAGATTTATCCATCTGCTCTAATAGTCTTGGGTCTTTAAGGTAAAGATTTGCATCCTCTGTTGGTGTAACATAATAAACGCAAGACCAACTAGCTTCCTCATGAATGTGGGGCATGGTGCATTCACCTTTTCGGCTTATGTTCGCCCAACTATTAATCATTTTAATAGAGGCATCATCAACATAAATCTGACTTAATATTTCATTTACGCCAATAATAAGAGATTTTCTCAAATAAGAAAATTCGGAATCGAGTAGGTCTTTATTGCTTTGCCATCCACCACCTTGTATTGGATCAAAACGAAAACCTAAACCTTGTTGTTCTCTCTCTATAACTCTATTTTTTATTTGTTCATTATCAATATCATTAACTGTAAAAGTGTAAATGGTTGTTGGCCACATGTCTTTACTTTTTACATTATCAATTAGTTTCATCTCCAATATTATCCTTCAACATTTTTTGTAATTCTTTAGTGGAACCTACGAACAATGCGTTTGTAACATTTTTGGGTGCATTACTTGGCACCTCTTTTAATTTACGCATTTTCTCTTGCAAATCACCTAACTTCTCTGCTACTTCGGCAACACTTTTTATCAGTTGTCCAGCAACCTCATATGTTCTTGGATGCTCGCTTTCTTTTGCGAGTTCCAAAATTCCATCTATTGCTTGAGAACCTTTTTCAACTAGATTATAAAAGTTATCTCTTTGATACTTATAATCATCCTCTATATCATCCATCACAGTATCAGGAGAATAATGAGTAACATTTGGTGTTGTAGTTTGGGGAATAATTTTTTCTATAACACCAAATTCTTTGTCAAGTCGTAGTGTTGAATCTTTTGTTGTCATGATTTATTATCGTCTTCACCTGTTTCTAGATTATACCCTTGTGCATCTTGATAGAATGATGTAGTTTCATTAAATCCAAAATCATCATCAGCATCAGCAGTTGTGGGATTCGGAGTAACTTTATATCTCTGTTCACGTTTCGGAGATTGATCAGGCATATCTGTATACTGATCGACTTGAACTGTCTTAATAACCTTACTGGAAGTGATCGGGCCATAAAGATAAAACTTTGCAGTAAATGAAAGCGTGTATATCAAAGCTCTGCGACTAGAGAAATCTCCATCATAACTATCTTCATAAGAAATACTATTAAGAACGATAGGAATATCTCTTTTAATACCCATATCTGACATATCATTAATAGTAAGAGTGTAGTCAGGCTGAAAATAAGGAAGAATCTGTTCTACTATTTGTAACGCATCATCAGATTGTTTTGCCATTATATACAATTCAAGTTCAAGATTGTAAGGAACAGGCATATACTGTGTATCTAATTGTTTTGTGTCTGCACCCTTAACTTTTTTAAACTTTTGCACACGACTTAATTTTCTCACAGCATCATAAGAAAGATTTTTAATTTCAAAACCAATACGAGGAAGAGTAATAGCTACCTGTTTAGTTAGGTCTACATCCTCATTCAGTCTTACTAAGAACTTCTCTCTAGGCCCATACGCAAGAGGAACCTTCATAGCTTGAATGGCTACTCCAGAATTATCTTTGCGAACAAGACTAATATCATTAAACATTGTCCCAAAAGAAACAATAACTTTTCTGATTGTTTCATGGTAGAACTGTTGTCCTAGCATAATATATTCTCCTTATTTCACTTATATTTATGCGATGGTAGCAATAGGTGATGCAAGACATTCTACTTGCCAAACACCATCTGTAGCATCATCTGTTAAACAAGTTATTCTTGCTCTTGAACCAATTACTGTACTATTTACAAATGTAAGTGCATCGCCTGCGTTATCAAATACTGCATTTGCAGCCGTACCACCAGCAAGACTTAATGAACCAACAAAGTTTCCACCAGAACCATGTATATTAACAATTGTAGTTTTATCACTGGCAACAGCAACCCTTACAATAAGGTCATAAAATATGCCTGGATTTGTTGTAGCTGCGTTAGGTAAATTAATTACGTTATTTTCTGTACCATCAATTAATATTGTTGCACCAGATTGTGCAGCAGTTAGTGAAGCAGTTACAGCTGAAGTAGTATTAAAAGTAGAAACTATTGTTTTTCTACCAGCAACTGAACCACCTGTAATTGCACCAGTTGTAGTAATTGTACCAGCACCAGTATCAATACTTGTAAATCCAGAAGTAATACTACCAGAGTCTAATGCACCTACTGACACTAGACCAGTTGCAGTAGTTATTGAATTTTGTGTTGCAGTAGAAACTGTACCGGCCAAGTTACCAGTTACGTTACCTGTTAATGTACCAACAAATCCTGTAGCAGTTATTTTACCTGTACTTGGGTTGTATGTTAGTGTGCCGTCTGATTCAAGACCAATATTACCACCGTCAACATCACCACCAGCAGTAAAGATAATAGCGTTACTTTCATTTGTACTTTCGTTATCTGTTATTGTAACCGTAGTAGCAACTGTTGCCACATCGGCCGTACCTGTAACATCACCAGTTATATCACCAACAAATGCAGTTGATGTAATACTAGTTGCACCAGTAACCACACCAGCGTCAATAATAATCGTACCGTCAAGAACAATCTGTTGGCCACTAAGAGGCGTAATTAACAAGTCAGTTCCAGCGGTTGAACTTATTGTATTAAGATTTATGTTAATATTGTCTACTTGTAACGCAGTCAGTGTACCAACACTTGTAATGTTTGTTTGGGCTGCTGTTGTAACAGTTGCAGCAGTTCCACTTGCATTTCCTGTTACATTACCTGTTAATGCACCAACAAATCCAGTAGCAGTTACTGCGCCAGTGCTTGGGTTGTAGGTTAGCGTTCCATCTGACTCTAAACCTAGATTACCACCATCAACATCACCACCAGCAGTAAAGATAAGAGCATTGCTCTCATTTGTAGATTCGTTGTCTGTAATGGTAACTGTTGTTGCTAATGTTGCAAGCCCTACCGCAATATTTGCTGTACCATCAAATGATGTACCACCGATAGTTCTCGCAGTCGCAAGGGCAGTTGCCGTATCTGCATTACCTGTAATATCACCAGTTATATCACCAACAAAGGCCGTTGAAGTGATACTTGTTGCACCAGTGACTACTCCAGCATCTACGCTGATTGTTCCATCTAGTAGAATTGCTGAACCGGATGCTGGTTCAATATTAATTGCTGCTCCAGAATCTAAAGTCAGTACACCAGCAGAATCAATGTCTACAGTACCATCTGCTGTTATTTGAATATTACCGGCAGCACCAGCAGCATCAGTTGTAACAATGCTAAGAGTACCAGCAGCGCCTGCTGTAAATACAACGGTATCACTGGTGTCACCTGTCATAGTAATAACTTTACCATTAACAGCTACGTCATCAACAGTAAGTGCTGTTAATGTACCAAGTGAAGTAATGTTTGTTTGTGCAGCAGTAGATAACGTACCAGCAATTGTACCACCCGATACATTCAGCCCGGCGCTGAACACTGGTATCTGGGTCATAGTGACAACCCCGTCCGAAGCAATCGCAATTGAATCAGCATCACCAACAGAACCAATTTGTCCAGCGTTTGCAATAGTAATACCACCACTATGAACATCCCGAGCAGTAAATGTTGCAACTCCAACTTGTGCAGTTGTTCCACTTATTTCAACAGCACCATTGATATCAATAGTCGTAGCAGTTAATTCTATTTCTGTGTCAGATACTAAATCTAAAACGCCATCAGCTGATTGGTGAATATATGTTCCACTATCACCAAATTGCAGTTGGTCTGTACTAGAAAGTAACA